ATGACAAGTGGAGTTAAGGAAACCGAAACCCCATTTGAAAAGCCGACACAATCGAGGGGAGCAGAGAAGAAAGAGACTGTCCTAAACAGCGATGACGACGACTTCTTCAAATCCTTGGCAAGCGACGAAGACGACATCCCGTTCTAATGTTGAATGCGTGGAGGATATGTTAAATGTCCTCCACATTTTTTTGCAAAAATTTCGAAAAAGTTCTTGACATTCTTTCTATCTTATTATATAATTTGTTCATAGTGGTTATAAACAGTGACGAAGGAGCAATAAAATGAAATATGAATTGACAAATATCAAGAACGACCGTGGTCTGTTCCGAATCAGAGCACTTAAGAACTTCAGTGATGTTAAAGCAGGAGACCTTGGCGGTTGGATTGCGTCTGAAGCAAACTTGTCCCAATATGGAGATTCTTGGGTTTATAATAACGCATGGGTTCATGGAAACGCAAAGATCTACGGAAACGCAAAGATTCGCGATAACTCGTGGATTGCTGGAAACGCAGAAGTCTTCGAGAATGCAACGGTTTGTGATCGTGCAAGTGTCTTTTCGGACGCAAAGATCTACGGAAACGCAGTAATCAATGGGACGATGCATATCACTGGAAACACGAAAGTTTCTGGAGACGTTAAGTAAAGTTGTTTTCTAACGCGAGAAGGAGAAGCAAAATGTATCTATTTGAAATAGATGTTCGTGACGGAAGAGGAATTATTAAGGTAGCCGTCGCGAATTACGTAGATGGTGAAAGATTGAAAAAGGTTGTCAATGATGCTGATGATCTTTACGAAGCATTGGGATACGTCAAAGACCAGCTTGACTGTGGCCAAGCAATTGATCCAGCCGAAATTCAAGCAGTGCTAAATGACATTTAAATGAAGCTTCAATCAGGAAGATTCGTGGAGGATATATCAAAATGTCCTCCACATTTTAACCGTGAAGGAAAAATAAAATGAACAGAGCAGAAGTAAAAAACAAAGTTTTTAATAGCGATCTTTTCTGCGAATATTTGAAATTCATCTATACTCATCCAAAAAGTGATCATGTTATCTACGACGGAGATATGATTCTCAAAGCTGTAGAAGAATGCTTTCTTCTAGATGAATTTGTTGATCACGTAATCGCGGGAAATGTGTCAACTACCACGCCCTAAAGGACGCGGCTTGCCCACTCCCATGACCAACCAGCATTGTAATGGATCTCTCGATTTTACTAGTCATTTTCTGTTTATTCAGCAAAACGACCTGAGTATTCTTAAACTCTTTTTTGATAGTGGAGATTTGAATTGAAAAATAATCATATGGAATTGCTTCGGTCAAGATGGAATGTCCGAGGAGCAAAGCTTCGTACCTCAAACAAAGACGGGGTCGTCATTTATCATTGTTATGACGAACAAAAGAACTATTCTTGGTGGGATGACTTCGGGTTTTTCATCAATGGAATCTATCATGTTGTTTGGTGGGTTCATCCTCGAATGAGATATTTGGATAAATGTGAAGACCTTGCACATGATGAAGTTCAACATCTATATCCTAAGTCTGAATTGGCTTCGGACTGGTTATCTATGGATGACCCAATTTGGAAGAAGCAGGGAAAGAGTCGTAAGAAGGTCGTTGGATATAAAAGCTCTCTAAATGATTCTGGGTCTCAACGTAAATTGTGGTACGATGAGTTCAATAAGGCGAGTGAAAGATATAAGACAACGTCTGATATCGTAGTTCACCCTTCGATTAAAACAGAATGGCTTAACTATGGAAAAGGTATTGACCTTTGTTATCCAGTTGAACTTCGTAACGAACAGGAAATCACTGAATTTGCTTTGAAATTGAAAGAAAGCATTAAGACAGGTGTTCCACTTGAAATGACTGGAACATATTCGAAAGACGACTTCCTCAAGGAAAATCAGAATGGAAAATGACGAAGTCAAGTATGTATGTGCGTGTCGTTTAGCAGACGGAACTAAACATCTCATCAACATCGGGGATTGTAGCATGGAAGAGGTCAAGGGTATCGTAACGGAGCACCTTCCAACTACTTAGAGGATATATGTTTACAAAGTAAGTTTACTATGTTACAATGATTTAACTTAAATGTTCTGCTAGAAAAGCTAGTATGAAGTCATATTCAACAGAACGTCCGTAGGGAGCATAAAGTGTCCTGGTTAAAAACAAAAGGTCGTCTTATCTACGACCCAGTACGAGAAGACTTTAAAAAGACCCACAAGCAACAAGCTTTAATTCTTCAACTTCCACGTGACCAACTTGATCTATATTACCAATGGTTTTTGACCAAACAATACGGAACTTGGTTGACGCTTCAACGTCCCATGTACGGATTGCACATCACTGTGGTAAGAGGTGACGAAAGACCAAAATTTCAAGAACACTGGAAAAAGTACTCAAACCAAGAAATTGAGATCGAATACAATCCGGAAATGATTGAACGTTACTGGGCTTTTTGGACAATTGAAGTTAGATCAGAAAAGCTTGATGAGATCAGAAGAGAACTTGGATTTAAAAATTTTCATCGGCACCACATTACGTTCGGTAGACAATATGATTGGCAACCAAAGGAGTAGATCATGAAAGATGATAAAATTCGATATGCTGTTATTTTTGAGCGTGACATGGAAGTTCTTGAAGCTAACCATGTTACTCCTGGGGCAGCTTGGAACGTCAAGCTGTTTGATTATACTAATTCCGATCAGATCACGATCGTCAAAACCAAAAATGACGCGATCTTGGGAGAAGTCAATCGTAAGGGTCAGCTATTGAACACTCAAAAAGATTTTCCACAGACAATCTGGAACTAACATGATCTATACAAAGTACGGTGATGTTTTAAACGTTGACACAGGGATCATCGTCCATGGTTGTAACTGCTATGGGGTGATGGGATCTGGAATTGCACGGTCTATTAAAGAGCGTTTTCCAACAGCATATCAAGTCTACCGTGAAAAATTCGAGAGCTCTGGATTGAAACTAGGTGAGATCACTTACGTTGAAGTTTCTGATCGAAAATGGATCGTGAATGCTAATACCCAACAAGGAACTGGTAGTGGACGGCAAGTAAGCTATGATGCGATCGTTAGCTGCTTTGAAAAAGTGTTCTTGTTAGCATCTTTGATTAAAGTAGATGAACTAACAGCCCCAAATATCATATTCCCAAAGATCGGGGCTGGATTGGGTGGTGGTGATTGGGAGATCATCTCTACTATCATTGACGTAACTATCCCAGATGAGTTTCAAAAAACACTATACTTGTATGAATAACCAAAAGGAGATTTAGATGTTTAAAAAGCGTACAGCTTTGATAGTCACAGGAATGATGTTGTTTTCTTCAGTTGCATTTGCCACAAATTGGGTTCTCTTAGATTCAAGCGATAAAGCAGAACTCTATGTTGACAAAAGTTCCGTTGAATTTGAGCACAATGGTACTGCTTCACTCTGGGTAAAGTACAAGTACATCACTCCTACAAACAATGCTGATTTTTTGCCTGCCTACACGATCTCTGGATTTGTACGAAAAGACATCATTGATTGTAAGAACAACAGCTACACTAGTGATCTAATAAACTGGTATGAAGTTGGTGGAAAAGCAGTCTATGTTCAAAAAATGAGCAGTACTAAAAATAACATCAATCCGGGTACTTTGGGTGAAACTGAAATGCAGTTTGTTTGCACTACTACTCGTAAAGTGATCACTCAAGGGCCTGCATTTTAAAGAATAGTGCTTTCTACTCAATAATCTAGAGTAGTGATAGTTTGAATCCTAACACCAGACTATAATTTTAGTCTGGTGCTAGCCACTCAGAAAACACAACCTTCTCAGCAATGTATAAATACTTTAAGTCAATTTGACTAAAACAAATTTGGAGACTAAAATGAACAAAGAAGAAATTAAAGATGTGATCAATAACTTGATCAAAGATGACACTGAAGCTGCAACTCAAGGTCTGCATCGCATCTTAGCAGCTAAGATGCAAGATCGTATTCAACCTTCTGAGGTTGAACCATCTGAATTTGATCCCTTTGAGATTGAAGAAGTTGTAGAGGACTAACAAAATGTTAGTCGTCCCTTTAAAAGGTGATAAGATCACTACAAAGGATAATAGTGATCCACAGATAGTATCATCTTATTCTTCTCTGAAAGATGAACCTGCTGTCTATTTGAAGAACTCAAGTGATCAGTTTGTTTATTTCACTGACATCGTTGAGATCAATGGGGTTAGAGTTGAGTATGACTCAACTTCTAATCTCTTCAATGCTTTAGGTCCATTGCGTCGCGCTTTCAATCTTCCACAACCAAAAGACACGATTAAAGTTAAGTTGATGGATGTCTCTTTTAGAGATGACATTGAAGAGATGGAAGTAACTTCGATCAAACTACACATGAAGAAGTATGGAGTTGAACGTGGGCTTCTTGTCTGTACAAAGGAAGGTTGTTTCTCTTTATCAGACATTGAAGCGATCGATCATAAGTCTATCTCTGAAAATTTTGACCCTGTAAAGTTCAAACGCTATTACTTTGATTATTATCCTATTTTAAACAGAGGAAAGAAAAATTCTTCGTGATAAATAATTGTAGACATGACTTACTTTTGCATAAATTTTGATTATCTTGTGATAGTAAAGTCAAAGAACTATAGAAATAATATTTGAGATCACGATGCCTTTAAAAAGCTTTATAATTCAAGAATCTCTTAAGGCAGAACATGCTGAGAGATTCATTCTTTATGTTGACCGTTATCACGCTCAAGTATTTCTTGATCTTAGAAAATTACTTGAAGATGCTTGGAAATCACAAGTTTCTAAACTATCAAAACAGCATAAAGTTCCTGCTGACGTCAAAGAAGATTATCTTCTTCGTAACCCATCTGCTACCCTTGAACTTTCAGTAGAATCAAAACCTGAAAAGATCATTACATCTCGTCTCAGAGAAACAGCTGAAGTTTCTCCTTCAGTTAAAATTCCGTTAGCTCTAAGTGCTGAAGCTCGAGATCTAATCTTAAAAACTCTCCTGAAAGATTCTGAAGATATCTTCAAAGAGCTAACTTATCGTTGGAGTGAGATCTTTAAGGTTGAGCGCAAAGGTAAAGCGGTTCCTTGGTTTAAGATCGTCCAAGACCATGATGAAGTGAGACTTCAACTGTCACTTTCATCAGAAGATCAAGAAGTCTATAAGACTCTATATTCAGTGAGAATTGAATATGGTAAGAAAGGTAGTAAATTGAAAGATTTTGACAGAGTGTACTTAGTATCTCTGATAAAACAACTATGACAAAATTCAAGACGCTGGAGCTAACATGAATGACAGTTTCTATACATTTTTAATTTATTTTTTGATTGTTCCTCCGATACTTTTATTTGTATTGAATTTTTTAAAATTTGTTAAAGCTTTTATTAATATAAAACGATCAACATCACCTCATGAAGACTCAATTGAGATCGTAAACATATCTGAAGAAATTGTAGGTCGTTATCAAGATAAAGATATCTCTCGATACATCACGATTGCTGATGGCAGAGTATTTGAATACGAGGGAATCGCTCACAAAACAAGTGAAGGAATTTACTATACCAGCGAACCTGGAAAAGTTCATGTGAAGATTGATAATCTTCTATATAAGATGGTTTCTTATCAACATGGATAAATAAACTAAATATGTTCTAAGGAACCTCGTAATGAAAATCTATGAAATTATAAACCCTTCAATAATGATTGAAGGGATGGTTGAACCCAATGTGATGATGTCAGTACAGAATATCATCAAGAACGGTAAAGCTACCAATACGTTTGAGTATATCGTAGTAGCTAGACTGCTTCAGCTCTTGAAAAATGGAGATTTTTACAAAGAATCTAATCCATTAGAAGTAAACATGTCGACCTCTAAAGACGTACTTGATACCCTCAGAGCTCTTGATCCGCTTGACATGGTGACGGTAGCCAAACAATTACTAGACTTACTAATCTCTAAGGATAAAGATGAGTTTTATTATCTAGTAAATCCGGCACAAGAGTTTGCTGAATGGTTGAAACTGGTACGTTCACGTGAAGCAAATGATTAACGATGAAAGATGCTCAATTATCATCAATTCGATCATTTTTGTAAATGTACCAACTTAAGAGTTCACTGATTGTCACTAAAGTTCTATGAAATTTTTAATGATAAACCTTCTATGAATAAAGCACCCAATTGGGTGCTTTATTGTTTCTATAACATATCATAAAACCAACAATTACTTCTGGAACTTTTATATGGCTAAAAAGCGTTATCAACCTCAAACGGTAGATCCTAGTTTGTTTCTAAAACCCCTCACTTTAAAGAATGGAACCCAAGATTACTACATGTCAACGTTACGAGAGTCAGATATTACTTTTTGCGTAGGACCAGCAGGAACAGGTAAGACGTTTATCGCAACGTATGTAGCACTTGAAGCTCTCTTAAACGGTGAAATTGACAAGATCATCTTGACTCGTCCGATCGTAGCTACTGAAGATATCGGTTACCTTCCCGGAAATATGGATGAAAAAATCCATCCATATATCTTGCCGCTTTTTGATGCACTTGAGATTCATTTAGGTCCGACCAAGACAAAGGTTCTGTTAGCTGACGGTAGGATTGAGGTTCTTCCACTAGCATACATGAGAGGGCGTTCTCTAAACAGATCATTTTTAATTCTTGATGAAGCTCAAAATACTACTCGAGAACAGATGAAAATGTTTCTCACTAGGATGGGGTATGATTCAAAGATCGCCGTGACAGGTGACGCTTCTCAATCAGATCTTCCGCACCCTCATGATAATGGATTGATCTGGGCTCACGGTAAGCTAAAGGGAGCTGACTCTAATATCAGTACTGTTGAATTTACACACCGTAACATCGTGAGAAATCCTCTCATTGAAACTATGTTAAGATATCTTGAAGGTTCACCTATGATCGCTTAAATATACTTTTTGCAATGTGTTTGATATAATGATCTTGTATTAAACACACTGCTTAATATAAATTCTTGATAAACTTTAGCATGGAAACCATAATGAATACAAATACTAAACGTACCTTCAATCAAGCACCGGTCTTCAACGTTGAGTCTCATCTCAAAGAGATCAATGAGCGTTTTGCCAGGTTGATCAAGAACTTGGGTGCGAACAATAAGAAGGGATCAACTCGTTATCAATTTGAAGTTGATTTTTCTTATGCTATAAACGAAGTTTCAAAGAGCCCTTCTTACATGCAAGGAAAGATGTTTGATAAAGCATCTCTCGTCGTAAACAATCTCATCAATCAATTAAAAGTTCAACGTGAAGCTGACGTTGTAGCTGACGTTGTAGCTGAAGTTTAAACTTAAACCTCTAGAGATGAAAATCTAGAGGTTTAAAAATTTCTAAACCTCTAAATATAGGTAATTAAACGTGAAATTTGACTTTGAAGAAGCAAAATCTTTATTTATCGGTGGTTTGTTCTTCGGAATATTTACATTTATTGTATTATTACATTTTTTTGGTGAAAAAACAACATTATACCATGATGGTTATAAAGCTGGGTATAAACAATGTCAAATTGATAACAATATTAAGAATAAGCTTGCAACTAAGAAAGATGGATCACAAAAAGAAAGTTTGGAATAAATTCGTGTTTAATTTCCTATTATTTAGAGGTAGTTATGTCATCTAGTAAAATTCCTCAATTTGCATTAGCAATCGACTGGGAAACATCAGGATATTCACTCCCTAATTATGCTGAATCACACCAAGGTATCTCTTTTGGTGCAATCATTTTTGATTTGAAAACATTAACACCTGTAGAACAGATCTATCGTGAAATTAAATTCAATGACAAATATCAATGGTCATCAGGTGCTGAAAAAGTACACGGGATCACTAGAGAACGCTTAAAGAACGGAGTTACACAAGAAGAAGCTGCAACTGATCTAGGTAATTTAGTTGTAAAGTACATTGGTACAGAAGCTGTCATATTGTTAGGACACCGTGTTTACTTTGACAAAGCTTTTACCACTCAGTTAATGAAAACGATTGGGTTTGACTTTAATTACCATCCAACTATGCTGGATAGTAGCTCGATGGCTACAGTTCTCTTAGAAATGACAAATTCAGATGATGTGTTTCAAATTTTAGGGCTCCCACCTCGAGGTAAGCACAACGCTCTTGAAGACATTCAGTATACTCTTGAGTCAATTAAAAGAATGAAAGAATTCTTTATCACAGGTGTTGCTATGTCACTATCTTAGTGATATACAATATCATAACAATTTGTTATAATTACATTTTGAATGACATAGGAGAAGAAAATGGCTCATTATGTAATTTCTGGTAGTAAATTGTCAATTGGGATTCTAGTAGTTTCAATCTTCGTTTCAGTTTGTGTTTGGTTTATGAACGCTTTCATTATGCACCTTGATCTGCCTGAAGTTCACCTAAACACTGAAAACAAGTGCGTAAAGGTTGTAAATTTCAAAAATGGGGACGGTTATATGTGTCAAGACGTTGATGTCATTCTGCGAAAATACAAGATCGTCCACGTACAATGATGTGATTATTGGTAGATTACTTAGAATTGTTAAGCGTGTTAGCTGAACAAGGATGATTCGTTCACTTACAATACAGGACTAAAGATCCCGTAGTTTTACGCTCAACGAATAAATAATAAGTTAGGAGATACCAATGAGCGCGTTAAATAAGTTCATCATTTACCAGTGTGACACTTGTAATCGCAAGACAGAGATTCAATTAGACGGGAAGCGTCCAGACCCGGTGAACTGTAATATCACGTTAAAGTGTAGAGGTAAGTTAAAACGAGTAGGTGAAAGCTCATCAAAGCATTTTTTATTCACTCCGATAGTCAGCAATCTTCAAGATTATGTACCTAGGGGGACAAAGATAATACCAAGCTCTGTAACACCTAATGTACCAGAAATCTCAATTTTTACGGGTAGCAATCCGGGAATTTTAACGATAACAGGTTTAAGAAGATCTCAAAGCTCAGTTAATTCATTCGTGATCAATGAACTTAATAAAGGTGAGATGGTTGCTGAAACTCAACCATTAGAGATCTTAGCTCCTCTTTCATCTAAGATCTCATTGATCATGTATGAAATATCCTCTGATATCTTACAGTTCAAAAAATACACGTTTCTTCGTCAAGGAAACGTTCAATTGATCCATGGTAGTGATGACTCTCCTGAAGGGAATAGTTTAAGGTTTACTCAATCTAATCGGCTTCAGGTTAACGTTAACGGGGTTGAACTTGATCCTTCATTCTTTGACTCAAGCATAAATGATCAAATTACGTTAACTCCTGCGATCTTTAATTCATACAGTTTGATTGAGATCCTCGTGTTCAATGATCTATCTAAAGAGATCAATCAAACAAAGATGATTCGTCTTGAATTTTTTCCGCTTAATAAAAATGTAGCAAACAATCTCAATTACCTTGAAAGGTGTGCTTGGGGAGACAATCAAAGCGTCAAGATTGATGACATTGAAACGTTTAATTTGTATTGTACTGACACTTCAAAGTTAGTACAAAACGCGAGTTATGGCATAGACAGCATAGAATTAACTGACAATCTTAATAGTATTAGAACAATTGAACCTTCTCAAGTTAAGCTACTATTAGGTTCCCGCCCTTATTCATTTGAAGATAAAGAGCTGTTTGGATTTGTTAGCGGATCAACGTTAACAGACAAGACTGTAGCTCTTTCTTATAAACAAAATAAAGAATCTGGAGAGTTTGAACTATTGATCAGTTCTGACCATATTACTCAAACAATTCACCAGATAACTCCTACTAACAAGCTTGTGATCAATTCAGCAGTAGTAAACATTGAAATTACAACTTCTATGAACCTAGTTCATAGATACATTTTAGGGCCTGTATGAAAAACTTTTATTATGTCTTAACGTTCAATTTGTCTAATAAACTAATCAAAAAATACCTTGAAGAATTTATTTCTATCAATGACAGCTTAGTAGACTTTAAAGTTCGCTCAAAGCTATTTTTGAACTTTGATGAAACAATTGAACATGTAAATTTAGACTTTGATAAAAAAGCTAACTTGATTTTAGGGTCAGATGAAGCACTGTTTAAGATTGCTTCAGTGATAAACCCAGCTTATGCTAGCCCAGAAGTCATGGAAGACATGATTGATGAATTTGGAGTTGAAGCTGCTGAAGCTTGGGACAAACACTGTTATGGGATTGAGTTCTTCCTAGAAGATGTGATCGTTGATCAAAATTCTTGGATGTGTAAGTATGAGATCTTTGGAACTACTGATGGAATTGAGCTCAGCGGGAACGGAGACTTTGTAATTTCTGCAATGCAGGTACAGCCGTACACTTCAACATATCATTGATCGCAAAGATCGGTGATAATGAAAAAGTACTTGATTGTTGGTTACTCCATACTTTAGGTCAACTACCACACCCTAAAGGACGTAGCTTGCCCACTCCCATGACCAACCAGCATTGTACTGGATCTCTCGATTTTACTAGTCATTTTCTGTAGGGCCACTGGGATCTCTAGTCCCAAGTCGCCTGTTGCTTGCGACTATATTTTTAGTTACTTTGACAAAATCATTTCACTAGGTAAATGTAACAACTTGGTTATCGTCATTACATGATTATTTATACAAGTTAAAAAGCACGCCTTATATCCCTGGCCTAAAGGCCAAGGTTTTACGGCGACATCCGATAAATGTTCTTATTTTCTCAACAATGTTATAATGTTTATTCATAAACGTTTCAATCCTCAATCTTTGTAATAAAGGAATTATAACATGGCTCGCAAAAATAAAGTTGAATTTTCTCTAGAAACACTTCTTGCAAACACTACTAGCAGTAAACAGCTAGAAGGTTTTATCGAAGAGCTCATGCTCTGCAAGATGAAGATCAAGTCAGAGCGTGAAGCAATTAGTGACATCATCAAAGAGTGTAAGGATAGTCTGGGTGTACCTGGAAAGATCTTGAACGGTCTAGTAAATGAAAAGATGAATCCAGGTTCAATTGATCAACAAGTACATGAGATTGAAGAAGTACAACAGATCGCAGAAGGTCTAGGGATCTAATATGCAAGAGGATGAAATCAAAAATAAAGTCAAGAAAGAGATTGCGTTTCAATTAGGTATCAAAGAATCACAAGTCCATCTTGACTCAACTTTAAAATCACTTGGCGCAGATTCTCTTGACATAGTTGAGATCGTGATGCAAATTGAAATTCAATTTAACGTTAATTTTAATGAAAACATTGATTTCACTACGGTTCATGATATTGTTGAGGCAGTCAAGAGTGAAATTGGTTTCATTCCTCAAAAGCAATTTGAACAAGAAGATATTCCCTCACTGACTGAAATAGATGCACTACTTAAATCAGATGATGTTGAAGGTGTTGACATCTGTGATCAAGAAAGCGAAGAGACTCTACCAATAAATCATAACAAGCGTTGGGAACAAGAAGATGATGATAAGGTGATCTTGATGTTTGCAGCCAGATCAAGTGTTGAAGTGATTGCACAAGAACTTGGTAGAAGTGTATCTTCAATCTTACATCGGCTTGCGATCAAGAAATTGCTTAAATATGATCACAAAGAAGCTGCGTACTACACAACTCCATCTCTTTTCTACAAAGTTTAAAACATGTTTATCTCTTCATTTTATGACCGTTACTCTGACAAGGTTATAGTTTGGGAAAAAACTAATTCTGGAAAGAGAATTAGAGTAGAGCATCTTAGTCCGTATTATTTCTACGTCCCATCTAAGACAGGTACATTCACTGCAATCACAGATGAAAAACTTGAAAAATTAGAGTTTAACTCAAAACGTGAATTTGATGATGCATGCTACAAATATGAAAAAAGGTTTGAGAGTGATCTAACTACTCAAGAAAAAGTTATGATGACATACTTTGGAAAACCAATTCCGAAGTTAATCATCGGCTTTCTTGACATTGAAGTTGATTATGATCCTTCGATAGGATTTTCTAGACCGTCAAATCCTTACGCTCCGATCAATGCAATCACACTTTACAGAACTGATCTAGAAGCATACTTTACGATCGCGATACCTCCCCCTGAGTGGGGGAACAAACCTCTTCCTGACGAGATGATAGCTGATAATTATTTTATCGTCAGGTCAGAAAGAGAGCTACTTGAGCAGTTCTTGATGTTGATTGAAGAAGTTGACGTCCTGACAGGTTGGAACTCAGAATTCTTTGATATACCCTACATCGCAAAGAGAATTGAGCTCTTGTTCGGTCAAGCAGCACTTAAAAAGCTAGGATTTGAAGGAGCTCCTGCTCCTCGGTGGGGTGAAAAAGATCGGTTCAAGGGATCTTCTGAGAAAGAACTGGTGATTGACCTTCAAAGCCGAGTTCACCTTGACTATATGGCTCTCTTCAAGAAATTCAACCTCGGTGGACGTCAATCTTATGCGCTAAATTCAATCGGTGAAGAAGAAGTTGATGAAAAGAAGATTGAATATGACGGAAGCTTACATGAGCTCTATCATAATGACTTTGCTAAGTTCATTCTCTATAATAGACATGACGTTCGAATCATCATCAAGATTGACAAGAAATTTAAGTACATTGAACTAGCAAATGAAATGGTGCATGAAGCTACAGTAAATTTTTCAGCAATCTTTGGTTCTGTGCAGTTAATTGACACCGCAATCATAAACTTCTGCCATTCTCATCTCAATCGAATTGTCTTTGACAAGGTACATAAACCAAAACAGAGCGTTGAAGGTGCGTTAGTGATGTCTCCTGTAGTAGGACTTCACAGAATGATCGGTTCTTGTGACATTAACTCACTGTACCCTAGTACTTATCGTTCTCTGAATCTATCACCTGAAAAGATCGTAGGTCAGTTGGCAGAATATGAAGAGGGATGGAGAGCCATTTATAATGGAATCAACAATCCTGACAATGATCTCAATATGCTGAAGACCGTAACGATCATTCCAGAAGATTCTCAGGAAGAGAGAGTCAGCTTATCAGTCAGAGAGATGATTGACTTATTGAAACAAAACAAGTATGCAGTATCAGGGTACGGTACGATCTTAGACCAGGGAAACGGAGAAGGGTTAATTCCAGCAGTATTAACTTACTGGTTTAACGGTCGTAAAGAAATGCAAGCTCTAAAAAAGAAATACGCTAAAGAAGCAGATTTAATTTTTGATAAAGGAATCAAACTTGATAGTCTTTTAGATAAATAAAATCATGGTATCTACAAAGAAGGATGTTATGATGATTTTTGTATATAAAACTGTCAATAGAATTAATTCTAAATATTATATCGGTGTCCATGAAGGTTCAGAAACTGATGAATATCTTGGATCTGGAACTTATTTAAAAGCTGCGATTAAAAAATATGGTATTGAAAATTTTACAAGAGAAATTTTACAAATTTGTGAAACTAAAAATGAAGCATATAACATAGAAAGAAGTCTTGTTACACCTGAACTAATAGATTCTGGTGTGTGTTATAACTTAAACGTTGATGGGTATGGAGGATGGTATCATATAGATTCTTCAGGTGACAATAATCAAATGAAAAAACGAAAAGTTTCTGCAAAAGTTTGGAAGTCTAGAAAAGATAATCCATTAGCAGTTTTAAAACAAACAGAAACAGCAAAAGAAAATATCAAAAAAGCTCATAAAGCAAATATTGGTTCTGTTAGATCGGAAGAAACAAGAAAAAAAATTTCATTGTCCAATAAAGGACAAACAAGATCAATAGAATCTAAACAACGAATGTCAGATTCAGCGAAGAAAAAACCAAAAGCATCAGAAGAAACAAAAAAGAAAAGATCAGAAAATGCAAAGAAGCAAAATAGAGATATGTCTCTTCTAGCAAAAGGCATAAAACGTTCTGAAGAATTTAAGAAAATCATAAGTGATCGCATGAAACAACAACATGCTAATCAACTAGAAAAATATACTTGTATGTACTGTGGTTTAGAATCTAAGTTAAAAGCAAATATCACTAGGTGGCATAATGAAAACTGTAGACATAAAGAATCTAACAAAGTCTCAAGCTCTAGCATTAGTTGAAACTGGAGAGTTAGTTCTACATAAAAATAAACTATATACAATAGAAGATTTTAATGAAGCTATAGAGCTTCAAGAAAAATCAGATTATAATGATATGCTTCAGGGTGTTCGAAAAGTATTGTTAAATTCTACTTACGGAGCATCTTTGAATGAATTCTGCCGCTTTCATGATCCTCGTTTAGGAGCTTCAACTACAGGTTCAGGCCGACAGATTACGACTCACATGATCAATACAGTATCAAGATGTTTAATGGGTGATAACGCTCCTAAGGTCATAAAAACTATCGGATTTGATAAGAAGACAGGTGAATCTATCAATGATTATAGTGTAGCAGTACCATCTGGAATTGGACCAATTTATTCTGACACAGACTCCTGTTATTTTGTTATGAAAAATTTAGTAGGTGATTCTATTGAAGACGCGATTGCTTGTGCAGACGCAGTAGTATCACAGATAAATGATTCATTCCCTGAATTCATGAGAACTGCATTCTTATGTCAACCAGGATTTGATAATCTGATCAAAGCAAATCGTGAAGTTGTAGCTACCGCTGGGATATTTAGAGCCAAGAAAAAATATATCTTGCACGTTGCTGACATGGAAGGAAAGAGATTAGATCCAGCTGATCCTAAGTCACTTAAGTCTCAGGGAAGTGACATTAAGCTCTCATCAACACCTGAAACGATCAGAACACTCCTAAAAGACGTTACCATGATGATCTTGAACGGAAGTGAACGTCAACTGATTGATGATTATATTATCAATTTTAGAAAAAATCTACATGACAATCATAACATCAATCCTCTTGACTACGCAACAATCACGTCAATCAATAACATTGATGAGTATTTCATAAAATGGAAAACGATTGAAAAACCAGGGTTAGGTAAAGCTAATCTACCCGCGAACGCAAGATCTTCAATTAACCATAACTTGTGTGTAGAAATGTTTGGAGATAGTGATACTCGCCAAATCATATCAGGAAATAAGATCAAGATCGTTTGGCTAAAACCAAATGATCACGGTTTCTTAAACATGGCCTTCAACTCTGACACTCTTAATCTTCCAAAATGGTTTACTGACAACTTTTCAATTGACGTAAAGTTAACTGAAAAGAAATTAGTTGACAAGAAACTTGAAAACATTTTTGAGCCGATCGGTTGGTCTGTTCCAACAGTACAAACACAGCTTGTTGCTAAGCTATTAGACTTCTAAATTACATAATAACCCATCTTTACTGGAGTTTTAAATGGAAACACAATTAGATGTTGAAGATAATCTATCTGAAAACGCAAGATCTTCAATCAACTACTATACCTTATGTGACTCTAACCTGATCAGTAACACCAAAACATTCAAAATCACCATGAACCTCAGGATAGTTAAAACTAAGCAGTGGTCTGACGTATGTGATACTTTAACTTATGATCGTTTTCAACAAGCGTGGATTTGTATTGAGACAGGAGAAGTAGAGTGGAGAGATATTGAAGTAGTACAAGAATCCTAGATTTACCCGATAAATGACATCTTTTTAAAAGATGTGTTACAATTTAACAGTCAATTTTTATAACATACGGAGATATATTTTGAAACTTACTACCGATTCAATCACAAAATTAGATTCACTCGTTCAAACAGCTCTCACTGCTGGTATTAAAAAATTGGTAATTGAGAGCGGAAAGATTCGCGGAATTGATGAAAAACAATCAGTTGCTATTATCACTACAGACAATGTTCCTGACTTTGAAGGGAAGCAAGTAGGGATCAATCGTCTAGAACAACTTGCTGCTCGTATCTCACTGGTAAAAAATCAAGGTGATCTTTCAATTGAAGCCACTGAAGCTCCTAATGGCTCTGATATCTCTATCCTTGATCTAAGCTGCGGAAAAACAAAAGCTCAATTTCGCTGTGCTTCAATAGAAGCTATAAAGGGTGTACCCAAGAACGTTGCTGACACCCTAGTCTGGGAGATCAAGATCGGGACAAAAACTCTTCCGATCATCTCGCAAGCAGTGAACGCCATGGGTTCTGAAACTGTGACCGTTGCTTCTAAGGATGGGGTTACTGTTTCAATTGAATGTATTGACAGAAACAAAGACGTGTTTACTACCGATCTAGATGATGCTCCAGTCTGGATCGGTCAAGGTGCTCAAGGGACATCATTCTGTCAGAAATATCCAGCAAAAACATTTGTGTCTTTGATCAAAGAAGCTCTAAAAACAAGTGATCCTGTAACTCTCCTATTAGGTGAAGGTGGAATCTTCTCCTTCAAAGTAAATGGTTTCACTTTCTTCATGTTACCTGTAGCTTAAATTATGTCACTCTTTATTTCAATTTGGAACAAATATCTAGGTGGACGTAAGAAACCCTGGATTGATCTACAATATGTTGACGGTAAACTTGTCGGTAAAGATTTCAACAAAGCCTTCATTGAATCAGTAAAAAAGAAGCATGAAGACCTTACCGTTGAAATGAATGACCAGCAAGTTGTTGAACTGTTCTTGGGTAGAGAAAACTTAGATATAGAAGAACCTCGACTAGAGGTTCTTCACTCTGGTATCACCGAAGACGGTCGTGTGAAGATGACTCTTGACTGGAACACAGCTTTTATTCGTCATTTAGCTGATAACGGAATCATGGCTGAAACAGAAGAAGAAGCGATTCAGCAATACATGTCTCTCTTGACTCACAACATCGCTGAAGATATGCATGAAGGTATCTCAAAAAATCATCTAGATGAAGCGTTCAAAGATCTTGAAGCTGAAACTCTTCGTGAACTTGAAGAAGCTGCGAGACAAGCCGAAGAGAACGTAAGAACTTCAAGAAAACTAAAACGTAGAAGAGTTGTGAATTGATGAAAAAGCTTCCGTCAAAAACAATAATTGTTGACATTTCACATCTTTTATTCAGAATAGCATCAGTTCAAAAGATTAATCCTTACATGAAAGATGCGTCTACTGAAGATCTTGTAAACATTTGTTTCCATATCTCTTTACTATCTATCTATAAGTGGTACAATAAATTTCACCCTGACTTTGTTGTATTTGCGTTTGAAGGAGGAAATAACTGGAGAAAGTCATTTACTGCTAAAGCTGGATCAAGAAAGCAGTACAAGGGAGATCGAGTAGTTGACCCTGAAATGAAACATTATTATCAATTGTTAAATTCATTTCAACAAACGATGAAAGCTCACACTTCAATTTGTTGTTTAAGCATTCCTACCATGGAAGCTGATGATGCAATTGCAGGTTTTTGTCAGTTATACGCACGCGAAGATCATCAGATCTTCATTATCTCAGGTGATAAGGATTTTACTGGACTGTTAAAGCTGCCCGGGGTAAAGTTAGTAAACCCAGATAATGGAAAATTTAGAAATCAACCAGGTGACAAGGGATATGAACCTGACATTGATTTTTGGACATTCTTGAAGTGTGTAAGAGGAGACATGGGTGACCATGTACCTTCTGCTTTCCCTCGTGTTAGAGAAACTAAGATCAGAAAAGCTTATGACAATGAGTATGATCGTATAAATTTCATGAATGAAACATGGGTTGAAGTGGTGTTTGAAGAAATAGACGGTCAAGAGGTAAAGAAAGAAGTAACTCACCGAGTGGGTGATCTATTTGAAGAAAATCGAATCTTGCTTGATCTATTTCAGCAACCAAAAGAACAGCGAGATATATTGCTTGAAGGTATTAAACAACAAGTTGAAGATATCGGAAATTATTCTCACTTTCACTTCTTGCGGTTCCTAAATGAGTTTGATCTCCAACGACTGAAGGAAGATGCAATGAAATTTGTTGATTTATTTGCAAATAATCAACGATTTCTGAAAAGTGAAAAAGAAGTCAAAAAACAACAAGCTCAAGAATCATCTGCTGAAGTAAAACAGAAATCTTCTCTGCTAAACTTCTAAGATCTTATTTATACTTTTCTTTAAAAGTTTCATCAAACTCTTTTGCACCGTAGATATAAATAAATCTAACGAATGAAAGATTTCGTCTAGACTAACACAAATAGATAGGAGTATTACCATGGCAGCCCCAAAGACTAAAACAAGATCAATTGATGAGCGTTTGATGAAGACGACTCTTAATCACATTTTCAACTTTGACATTTCTGGTGACGGTAGAATGCGTGAAGTTGCTGTAGTTAAAGCTGATAGAAATCCAGACAAGTCAATTCGTTCAATCTATTACATTGACGTTGCATTGCTTGACAACGTTGATAAAGGTCGTTTGAAGACAATCGTTACTAGCCGTCACTCTGACAAATATGAACTATGGGACCTGCTTGCACAAAGCACTCTCAGTAATGGGAAAAATGCATTAGATTATTTCCATCAGTTAGTTCGTTCTGAACAAGGTGTAGGAACTGTAAATACATCTTTAGGTGGTGGATTAGCTGGAGTTAAGAGTGAAGGTGCTCAGATCATCGGATCTGAATTCTCTGATCCTACCTCAGCTGCGCTTGAGACTCAAGCAGCTTCTTAATAAAACGTCACATCAAATAAACGACAAGGTGTATGTGCACCTTGTTGTTTATATTTTTTAATAATCCATTTTACACTCACATTACAAGATGATATAATATCTTGTAATGCAGACTTTATTTTATAAAAGGAGAATCATAAAAGAAAATACTGATCGCATTAGATTGTGATCTCAAAAGCCTAGTAAACATACTTCCGTGTTTACGTAACTTAAGGGAATCAACATGAAACTGATCAATACACTTTATATTGCTCTAACCATCGCAGTAAGTACAGTAGCTTGGGTTTACACTAAACCTCTAATCACTCAAAATGGAACATCTGTAATTTACGCCATGTCAATTGATGGTAAAAACGGAGGAAAACCACTCACCGTTAAACTTTCTAATGACATCTCAAATCGTCAACATGAACTTCTAAGTTTTGCATATGAAGTTGCTAAAGCTGACGGAATAAAAAATCCACAATACCTTCAAGGTATCTTGATGCAAGAATCAAAAGCTTGCGGAATGAAGAACTTTCGTGTCGCAGGTCTGTCAAATAAAGAAGGTGATCGATATTTTGGTTGCGGACAGATCAAGCTAGCAGCTGCTAAAGCAGTAATGAATCGTTACTCAGATATGTGGAAATATCTTGAATCAAAGACTGTTGAAGAGCTCCAAGCAAGATTGATCCTAGATGATAAATTTAACATTCGGGTAGCAAGCAAGTACGTTCTCATGATGGGAATTAATGAAAATCCAACAAGAGCGATTACTGCATACAACGTAGGTCCAGGTGCTGTAGTTAACGTAAATTCAAATACTCATGGATACACGCTAAAAGTTAAACAGTTCTCCAAACAAGTGAAAAATGTACCGACCGTTAATAATGAATTACAATTATCAAGTAATTCTAATATGACAAGGTTGGCTCTGATTGATCGATACTAAAGACGACATTGAATCTCTAATACGACGTTACATACCCTTAGGAAAAAGATCTCCTAAAGGGTATGAAGTTGTAAAGTGTGCACTTTGTAATGATTACAAAGAACGTGGTGGTTTCAAGTTTGAAAATGATAGTGTACATTACTCTTGCTTTAACTGTAGCACTAGTACTGGTTACAACCCAGAAGAAAATCGACACTCGATCAAAAAGAAATTCAAAGAAGTTTTATTAGCTTTCGGAATACCTGAAAGTGAAATTGAAACTTGTATTAGCTTTAATTTTTTCAAGAGCTCAACTTCTAAACCTGAAGTGACTGAAAAAAAGTCAAACTTAGAGTTCCCATCAAAAGAGATTCCACTTCCACATAATTCAGTTTTAGTCAGGTCTTTTTCATCACCCTGGTGTGATGTAGCTGATCACTATCTAAAACGAAGAAGTCTTTCTTGTAAGGATTTTGATTTTTACGTGACAAACGAGACATCTTACGCTGGACGATTGTTGATCCCTTATTTCTTTAGAGGAAAGATTGTCTTCTGGCAAGGTAGATCTTTAGATGACAGCTTGATCTCACCTAGATACAAAAATCCATCAGCTAACAAAGAAAATATCTTTTTTAACATGGATGAGATCTATCGTCATACTACAGAACCCTTATTTGTGGTCGAAGGACCTCTTGACGCTGTGTCAATTGGTAAAAACGCAATAGCTCTAACGGGTAGCACTCTCAGTGAATTTAGACTACATGAACTAAAAAAAGTTGCAACAAAGCGAAAAGTAATATTTGTAATTGATAAGAACTTAAACGGATACAAGCTAGGACAAAAACTTCTCAAAGAAGAAGTAGAAAATTGGTTTATCACCATGTTTCCTGACAATATTGATGATTCAAATGATGCACTCCAACAATTAGGAAGAATCTGGACAGTAGCTCACTTGACTTCAACAGCAGTCAACAAGTTCCAAGGGAAACTAGCGCTAGAGCTTAACTGCTCTAAAACATAAAATAAGCAGGTCATCATGGAATTAGAAAAACAACGGTTATTAGTAAACTATTTGATCTCTTCACAAGAACTTTTTGTAAAAGTAAACCCAATCTTAAAAAATAAGTACTTTGATGTCAAGATCAAAAACGCAGTAGGTTTCATTCAAAAGTACTTTGATGATTATAAATCACCACCCACTCCAGAACAGATAAAAGCTGAAACTGGTCATGATATTTCGCTACACTCGTCACTAACTCGTCAAGAACTAGCATACGCCGAAAATGAAATTGAATGTTTCTGTCGCAATAAAGCGATTGAACATGCAATCTTAGCTTCACCGAAGTTACTAGAAGAACAAAAGTTCGGAGAGATTGAAAAGTTAATTAAAGACGCAATCACTGTAAGTTTACAGCGAAACATTGGATTAGACTATTTTTCTGATCCTGAAGCTCGCTTAAAACTTCTCTCTTTGAGCAACAATATGACTTCAACGCTCTGGGCTCGTCTTGATGAATACTTAGGGGGTGGTTTAAATCGTAAAGAAATGATCATCTTTGCTGCACCCCCAGGCGTAGGTAAATCACTTACCATGGGGAACTTAGCAAAAAATCTCATGAAACAAGGGTTGAACGGTTGTTACATCACCCTTGAATTATCTGAAGAAGTCACAGCAAAGCGATTTGACTCGATGTTTTCTGGGATTCCTCAGATTGACATCTTGAAAAACATCACCAAAGCTACTGTAGCAATTAATCAACAAAAGGAAAATCACGGACATCTTCACATTAAACGGATGCCTGAATCGTCTACAAATGCAAACCATATTAGAGCATATTTAAAAGAATTTGAGATTGTTAACGGATACATTCCTGATTTTTTGATAGTAGATTACCTTGATCTAATGTGCTCAGTACAGAATGTTTCAGCAGAAAACACGTTCATTAGAGACAAGTTTATCTCTGAAGAACTACGTAGTATTGCTAATGAGTTTAACTTGATCATGATCACAGCATCTCAGTTAGGTAGAGGGGCACAAACGTTAGAGAATGGAATTGAAGATCTTAGTCAAGCTCATATTGCAGGTGGTATCTCAAAAGTGAACACAGCAGATAACTTAGTAGCAATCATTCAAACACCACAGATGAAAGCACGAGGAGAGATGATGTACAAGCTACTCAAGACTCGCTCTTCTAACGGTGTAGGTAGCATCTTTATGCTCAAGTTTAACTCTTCATCACTAACTTTAGAAAACTTAGAAGAAGAGGGTAAAGGTCCTTCTAAGATGGCTAACGCAGTTTCAAATTATAGTAAACAAAAGACTGAAAATTCAATTACTAAATCTAGTTTAGGTGGTATTACTGAGCTTCCATTTCAAGTATAATTAAAAGTGTAAACTATCGCTTCACGAGGATCCTTGGGTGCATGGTTACCCACTTATAATAATTGACATAAAATTCTACATTTATTTGAGTGACATAAATAGAACATGAAACTTTAATTCATGGCGAATATGAAACTTAACTTTAAGTCATTTAATCAAAAATTCTTAACTGAAGGCTCAGACTTCGGGATTGCACATATTGAAGATCTAGACATAGAAACCTTCATTAGATCAATCGAAAACATTCATAAACTTGAAGCTATTCAAAAGCTTGATGGCGCAAATCTTAGAGTGGGAATTGATGAAAATGGTGAACTTTTTACTTCTCGTGAACAAAAGGGTGGTAAGCGTTTTTATAATGAGCATGACTTCCCTAAAAATTCAGCATATGATGCTTTCAAAGCAGCACATCTTGTCTTAGAGAAGGTTGAAGGATCAATTCAAGAAGTTCTTGACAAGGGTGAGTCAATTAATCTTGAAATCATCTTCGGGGCACAGCCAAATACTGTATTTTACGGAAAAGATAACGTAAATTATATTGCTCTATTAGAGATGGTACAAGGTGATGACCCTTCAGTTAAACCTGATCAATCAAAGATTCAAAAGCTTTTGAAGCTCTTGAAGGGTAAAGTATACAACATCAGATCAACCTTTGCTGATACTATTGACGGAATTACGATTGTCAAATCTCCTCGAGTTACTGATTGGAAGTTTACCACCTCTGATAAAGTACCCAAGAATGAAGTGAGTGAAATTGATTTTTCTGAAAAACTTTCAGAACTAAAAAGATTTCTTCGAGCAGAAAATGATGCTGCTCGAGATGAAGGTCGTGACCTTACCAACTTTGAAGTATTAAAAGATCACTCCAAGAGCTTAGCTGAAGAGAGAAAGACACTTTCAGAAAAGATCATGACTGATTTTAAGCTTCCAATAAAACAAAAGTTACTTGATCTAGTCTATAAACAAAAACCTTCACTTAGAGGTGATATTGATTCTAGCGGAGCTTATTCTGGAATAGAAGGGATCATTTTTACAAACCCTGAATCTAGAGAACGTTTTAAAGTAGTAGACAAAGATGTGTTTACATCAATCAATAATTTTAACTATCAAGCTAGAAAAAGCATTGCTGGTAGAATTGCTAGCGCAGACCAAGATCTACCGATTGAATCTAGAGGTGGAATTGTAGGTGAAGCTAAACTTAGATCGATTAAGTTATTCAGTCTTGACAATGCTGAATTGCCGATGCAGACAAAGAAAGTAATTGAAAAGTTTAAAGGTGACACTAAAGTAGAAACTATCCATAATTTAGCCAAGTCATTACATCAACTAAAAGTACCTTCAATCAAGAGAAAAATGCAAGCTATCTATATTTCAGCGCTAGATGAGCTGGAAGGAGCTCTTGACGCGTTCAAACAGAATGCAAGTAACTATGAATTAGAACTAAAGAACGGTAAAAAGATAAAGTATACTAAAGAAATTCAACGTCGAACTTTAATGGTTTTTGCTGAAGCAAGAAAAAATATAACTTCAATGATCTCAAAGATTCGTAGAGCTAATGACATGGATGACTTAATTGAAATCTTCTTTGACGCTCAACTTAATCAAATTCACGGAGAGTAAATGAAAATTCTAGCTACATTACAAGAAAGTGTAAACTTAAATCGATTAAAAGGTGCTTCGTTTGATAAGGTTCAACAAGCATTTATGGCTAACTATTTAGCAGCTCTCCTATTCTTGAAATTACAAGATCTAAAGGGATTGAAGCTAATAAATGATCCTAGTCACGCAAATCTTAAAAAGTTTTCAAGTTCGATGAGTGATTTAAACTTTTGGGGTAGATCTCTATTTTATTCAAGTGACTCTGAAATTAAGAATCGAATGATGAACGGTCATGCTGAAGTGTTGGCCGACTCAGCTGGACGAATTTCATATCCTAGAATCCAAAAGATCATGAACGTCCCTCTAACAGCACCTGACAGAATTGACTGGCAGGATACCATCTCAGCGGTTGCATTGTTAAGATATCGATTTGACATCAAGAGCTCTTATCTTGATAAAATTCTACGATCAATTTATAAGTGGGATACACTTGGAAGCGCAGCTAAACAAAAAACCATTAACGATTCGTTTATGTTCTTAATGCAAAGTGATTCTCAATCAGCACTCTTACCTAGACTTCGTAATCTAGAAAACACTATGATGGTAACTTCAATCACCTCACTTGTTAATAAGGTTCTTGGATTTAAACGCCTTCATGAAGATGGAGAAGGTGGTGCAGTTACAGCAGTTTCTGGAGATGCGTCTTCAACAGCTAGTATCGGTACTACTAATAATGCAATCATTGACCCTGGATCTGCTGGTTCTAGAGATCAAGACACAGATCTAAGCGGTTTGTACCGGTTAACTAAACTATCAAAGATACAAATCTCTAAAAAAGGTCGTTTCACCATTAGAAACGGAAAGATCGTAAAGAAAAAAGTTAAAAGTCTTGAATACAAGAAGTTTAAATCACCTGACTTCATGAAACCAACCAAGAAAGGAATTGAAAATGCAACTAAATGAAATGATGAGAAAATTAGCTCCTGAATTTGGGTTCTTAGCTGAAGACTCTAAAAATATTGAAAATGAAGTAATCGCTAAGCTAGACAGATCAATTAAGTATGATGAAATTGACACCATCACGTTTGGAATTGAAACCGATGACGGAAAGATCGTCAAAGTTTATGTAAATGCTGAACAAGCTGATGATTTTGAAAAAGCTCTGGCAGATAAATTGGGTGAAGTAGATGACATTGAAGAAGTCTTAAACGCGCTCTCAAAAGACTTTGAGATTGTTGACGTTGAATGGCCATCAAAAAAAGAAATTTCTGATATTGATGAAGAAGGTGAAGATGGAGAAGACACCGGAAAAGAAGTTCTTGATCCGAAAGTATACAATAACGCAAAGGAACGCATTGACATGGAAGATAAAATGAAAACCCCAAACTTTGAACAACTATCATCTGACGAACTAGAATTGCTTGAAGCGGATCAAAACTCAATTGAAAGCCGCTTTACTACAGCGACTCAATTAATGATCTACCATGCGATCATTGATCTTGGAATCCCAGAGATGGCACTGATACGTAGCCCATATCGCCCTCAAATCGTTAAAGGAATCAAGGACAAAGCGTTTGAGATGATGAAAAATTCAGCACTTAAGAACGCTTTAAAAACTTTCATTGTTCGAAGCATTGATTTTGATGAAAAGGCAAAGGAAAATGAAAAAGAAAACGCTGACGTTAAAGAGTCACGTATCAATGAAGATGTAGGTAACTGGAACTTTAGCATGTCTAAAGACATGCTTACGATCTCAAATAGCATGCTCAAGATCACACTAGACGCTGAAGAAGCTGAAAAGGTTGTTAAGGGAATCAGCAACCATGATGCTGTAGTAGTTAGAGACGCTGAAGATACTAAGAAAAAAGTTGTGTTCTCACCTAGAGGATCAAAATTAGTTGTTAAGCAGATCGGAACTCCCGAGGGAATCACGATGAGCTCTAAAGACATAGACGACCTGATTGATATTATATCATCATCAACAGATGAAGTTAAAGAAAGTATTGATAAGTCAAAATCATTGATCAGTAACTTAGAAGCTTTTGCAAAAATTAAGCTCAAACCAGGTAGAAACATAATCAAAGGATATCCAGTTACAATTGAAGATAGTGATGGAAGCTTCGTTGACATGACAGCTGTAGATAAAGATGCTTGCACCAACTTATTGAAAGCTCTTAGAGCTGAAGGATTCAAAGCAAAACGTGACGGTGATACCGGAATCTCTATTGATGAGTAAGCTAGATCTTGATAGATTCAAGTACCTCGACTATGAGACAATCAATGTCGAGGGAAAACGAATTTATAAAATCTCTGATGAAAAGTACTATCCTTCAATCACTACGGTTCTAGGCCAAACGCTAGAAACAGAAAAGAAGAACGTGCTCAATAATTGGAGAGCTAAAGTAGGGAACAAAGAAGCTGATAGAGTATCTAAAGCTGCATGTGATCGTGGTACTAACACTCACTTAATGCTAGAACGTTATCTACGAGATGAAGACCCAAAATTGCACGAGTTCCCTGAAGCTCATGTCAATATATTTAACAGTCTTCGACTTGAACTTAGAAAGATAAATAAAGTGTTTGGACAAGAAGTCGTTCTTTATTCTGACATTTTAGGTATTGCAGGACGTTGTGATCTAGTAGCTGAGTATCAAGATACTATTGCCATCATTGACTATAAAACTTCAAGTAGAGTTAAATCAATTGATGAGATAGATGATTATTGGGTACAGTGTTCAGGATATGCTATGATGCATAATGAAATGTTCGGAACAAACATTGAGAAAATGGTAATAATGATGGGAGTGGAAAACCATCTTCCGATGGTTTTCAAGAAAACTATAAATGAAAAGTTAGTTGAAAACCTTTATAATAGAGTTACTTCTTTTTATCAAACTATCTGAACGAACTTGTAAATTTTATACAAAAACTTTAAGGAAACTATGATGCCTCTTACTGAAAGTGACAATTCTGCGTTAGTTACACCTGACTTTACAGGGACTGATGACGAGAAAATCTCAGTGATTAATTACTGGGCAGAACTTATCGGTTTAATTCGCTCTATTGATGCATCAGTATCTTCTCTTGAAAATAAGCTAGCAATTGTTTCGCAGATCAAAAAAGAGATTGAACTGATTGAATTAAGCTTAACTAATGCTACAGCACAGCCGATAGATAATGGTGATGGTGCTGTTGAATTAAAAAAAGCTACTAACGCTGATAAGAAAAAAGTAACGGTTGATATCAAGGGTGAAAAAACACCTGGGTCTTCACAGAGCCCAAATTATCCATCATCATCTATTGATACTCCTAATCGCCCTCTAGCAACAACAGAAGATCTAAAGCATCAATTGAAGAAATTAGCAGGGATCAAATGAAGATCTTAGAGATCAAAGAACAATCAGAAACAAGTTATAAGATGGATCTTTCTGATCATCTATTTCTTGAGCTCTTAAATAAGAAAACAAAGAACTCTCATCGTGTAATGACAATGGCTCCGATCTTTACTGTGAGTTCTGGTAGTGACATCATGTTGATAACTCCTGAGCTATCTCCAAAGAAGATTAGTAAATTTTGGATTGACAGTATCATTAAAACTTCACCTCACTGGAAAAAATTTCCAGATCGTGAGCACAGTATTCGTGCTTTTACAGAACGAACGAGAGCTGGAACTGATCCTTATGTAGTGATACCCTTTGATCGCTCTAGAGTTGGAATCAGTTTAAAAAGTTCATTTTACAAAAGCTTTAGTGAGGTTGAACGTAGCTTAAATCTTGATCGAGTTGACAATGCTGCGATGCTTAGTTGGGTAAAAAATATCAGCTCAGCAGTAAATAAATTATCAGGTGAAGATCTCAATACCGAGATAATGTCTTATTCGAGCTTTGAATCTTTTTTAAAGAACTTAGACAAAGTGATCATTGACAATCGTGGAAAGATCGTTAAAAACTTGCAGACGAATACTGAAATAACTGAAGAAGAAAGCCAAGTTATGAGCGATCTAATGTCAAGATTTGTAACATCAACAATGCTCTACCTTAAAGAAAAATTTGACCCTGATTCAAATGGATTTAAAGTTATTCCAATTGAATCATTTCATGAAGTAGAAGATCGTGAAGTATGGATTGCTTCTCCCTGTCTTTTAATTAAACAATCAAAATATGTTGAGCTATTCAAGCAAGGAAAAATATGAAAAAGTTGATCATAGTTACAGCTGAACCTAATAACTTTGTACCTATTGAGCTAAAAAAAGCTGCAGAAAAAGTAGGAGTAGGACTTGAAACTCAAATTCTTGACATCACAAAATGTGTCTTGATTGAAGGTGCTGAAAGCGGAGTGTTCTTCATAAACGATGGTATTTTAGTTCCTGTTAACGTTGATGCTGAAACTGCGATCATTCCAAGGTTAAATGAATACCACTTAGAAATTAAGCTTGGTATCTTGAAGCGCTTAGAAACTCAAGGAGCTAAATTACTGAACACTCCTGAAAGTATGGAACTGTGTAATGACAAGCTAATGACTCAAGTGGTATTGAACTCTGCTGAAATCAAGACACCTTATAGCGTCATAATTCAGGGTACAGATGATATTGAAACTGTAGTTACATCGTTAGAACAACAAGGAAAGATAAACTATCCTTTTGTTATTAAGACATTAAGAGGTACTCATGGAATTGGTGTCATGAAAGTTGACAGCCGCGCTTCATTGGTGTCAGTAGCTCAAACGCTTTCTAAGGAAGGTATTGATTTCATGTTACAAGAATTTTGTAAACATGACAAATCTATTAGAGTTATCATGATCGGTAACTCTTTATTGGCTTCAAATTTACGTGGTCAACCTAAGGAAAAAGATGAGTTTCGTACTAACTCTCACTTGGGTTCTGAAACTGAAAAATATGAACCATCTGAAGAAGAGCTTGCAGTATCAAAAAAGATTGTTGAGCTTTTTGGAAGTAGATTCTGCGCAATTGATTATCTCTTGACTGAAAATAAAGAGATAATTGTGCTTGAAGTTAACGGTTCCCCGGGTCTTGAAAACATTCAAAAGAACTGGCCTGAAAAGAACTTAGCAGAAGAGATTGTAAAGTACTTAAACCAATCTCAGGCTGATGTTGAACAACCTATAGCACCAACTTCTGAAATCTCAACAATGTCACCAACGGCAACAGATCCTGTAGCACAAACAACTGAACCTGATGATCATCATTTAGGTGAAACTGAACCGTGTACTGTACACCGAATTATTGATAACACAGAAGCTAGAATAGACACAGGTGCAAAGTACAGTTCATTACATGTTGATAAATCAGTCATAGAAGGTGATTTTGTAAAATTTACAAGAGGTGACATCACTTATAAAGTACCTGTGTACAAGACAGTAAAAATTAGACAAGCTTCTCTTGATCAATCAATTTCCCGTCCAGTAGTCAAGCTTGACATCACGGTCAGGGGAATACGTTTAAATCAGATTGAGTTCACTTTGAATGACCGTTCAACCATGAAGTATGAAATTTTATTAGGTAGAAATGTTTTGGGTGCGCTAGGAATCCCAATTACATTTGATTCTAATGGATATTCATCTGAATCTCCAGAAAGTGAAATAATTGACTCTGAAGAAGAATGATAAATAGTATCAACAACAGTCTAATATCAAAAGACAAGATGACAAAACAAACTAAATCTCCATTTTTAATTTTTCAAAACTTAATTGATTCTGATACATGTGATCAGATTGCAACTGAAGTTAGAGTGCAACCGATCAAAGATGATTTTGACGTGCTACAGCCGTCTGAACGATTTCATGTAGAAGCTGAAAATAAAATTTTTGATAAGTACAAAGAATTAATTAAACCTATTGAAGAGCACTACACAGGGTTTAAATATAGGGGAACAGAACACTTAGTATTTCAACAGTTCCCTGTATCAAGTGGAAAACCTGCTGAAGAACCTCACTGTGAAAATGCGGTGTTCAAGAGAAAACATTGGATTAGAGTTAAAGATCGTGACTTAACTGGAGTGCTTTGGTTAAAAGACTATCAAGAAAACCCACCATTTGATCTTGATACACACGTATTGGGTGGAAAACTTGAATTTCCTGTTTACAATTTCGGGTTCCAACCTCAAAAAGGAACCTTAGTAATCTACCCGTCTAATGAAAGATTTATCTCTCTAACTTCTTCAATTCTAGTAGGTGAACTTCAATGCGTCAGATTTCACATCTGCGGGGAAGGAATTTGGATATATGATCCAACTGATTACCCAGGTGATTTTAGATCATGGTTTAATGAAATAGTTTAGCAGCAGTTAAACAGTAAGATCAATTAAAACTGCAATTCTGATAAAGAAACTGGGAGATTTTTAATCTCCCAGATGTCTATTTGTAGCTTTTAAACAAGTTCAACTATAATTATCAACCATAATTATAGTTGATAACATAATCCACCTTACGGGTTGGTTTTGAACAAACCTGCTGCATTGTACATACTAACTGACAATGCAATCAAACTTTGAATCGCAGGCCAATTAGCTTGAAACCAATCTGTTGCCATACCACCTGCAGTAGCAAACTCTTCAAGCATTGTCTTAACCATGTCAAGTTTTGTAGTACCTTGTCCTGTACCAGGAATCAATTGTTCAGCAACTTTAACTGCAGCAAAAACTTGTTTAAGCAATGTTACGTAGTTCATATAAATTTCCTTTAATTAGTTTTACATTCAACTCTAAATACAGCACCGTCAACGTTATCCAGTAATTCCGAAAATTGAACTTGGGTCGAGTTCTGGCTTACTTGCGGTTTGTTCTGGTAGATCCCCATTTGACGTAACGTCTCCGGATCGTTTACCAGAATTTGGGCTTTCAGCTTGCATGACGGGCGTTCCGGTATCAGTACTACTTTCGGTTTTGGATCCAACTTTATCAGTCCTTGCGGATATGACTCCAATACCAACAGATTTTGAGGTGGCACTGATGAAGTATTTATTCCAGAGCAACCCGACAGTAGTAGCAAAACCAGCAATATTTTGAACATCATCAGGTCCTAAAAAGATCTTCCAGTGAGCTAACACTATTGAAATGACAGTAGCAAACGTGAGAAATACGTTACCCAGATCTTGTCGGCTTTTCCAGATCGCAGAGTTATCAAGTTGTGCTCCTGCTTTTGTAGCCATCCAAAATATTTTTAACCATTCCATGTTTGCTCCCTTTTAATTTTTCCAAACAATTGCGTCAAATTCAGCTTCAGTAGTTGCTGAGCTCAACTGTGTAATCAATTGATTACATCTATTTTGTTGTAATTGAATAAAATTAATGCAATCCATTCCTACTTGTTGAATTTGTTCAGCAGTATGAGCAGTAAATTCCCAATTTCCAGTAGTATCAGCACACCAAAAATTAATCGTCCAAGTAGGGTCACTTGTATGTAGGAGAGATGACGTAATACACCCGTTCAAGTTTTTCTGATCAGTTTCATTACTTGGATACGTGTGCTCTGTACCAAGAGCTGAGCTTTTGAATCCACTGATGATCTCATTACTACAAGCACTCTTAATTAGTTGTTGCTTTATTGAAATACATTTACTAAGATTCAAACGTCGTTCAATTTGATCATTTATAAGATAATAATCATAGAATGGTTGATATACCTTATGTTTCATCTGTGTAATATAATCAATCTCACTAATATAAAGCGAAGATAATTGCACAGATTGAGCATCAGTTAACTGAACCCAATTATCATACCCGACATAATTATTACCTGCTTCAATCTCTACTTTACCAAGAATCTTGTTATCTTGATCTAATAATACTTTTTTCATTTAATATTCCTTAAATCGGTTGTACTTTCAAGTCTGCATAAGTTTCAAATAGTCCTTCTGCTAATGAATAATTAGCAGCTGCTGCTGGCATCCATTTAATGGTGACTGTCTTTTTTACCCCGGCTTTGAATATAGCACCTGATAATTGATTACCAACCGCGAGCATACCAGAAAAGTTTCGGAGATCAAGAGTAAACCCTTCAGATCCCAAATAAATGTCATAGCTACCGATCCCAGGTGTAGGATGTACCCACAAATTGCTTATATTAGGAGTACCAGAACCAATTCTTACTCCATCAATTAAGACGTCTATATAAAATACTATCTGTCCAGAATGGAATGCAGGTGCACATGCACCTGTATGATAACCAGTAAATGTAACATAACTATCAACTAATGGTGTAATATCAACGTTTATGATACCAATGTTAGTTATAGCTGTTTTTGTTAATCCACCTTCAGGAGAAACTAATATAGTGTCACCTGTGACGTTTGCTACATAAGGATAACTTGAAGTTTGTACTGCAGGATCACCCCCAAAATGTTGATTACATAAACTTAAATTGTAAGTATAGCTAGTAAATTCCCCTCTATACATCGCTTTATAAATTGATGACACCTTTGGTGTTGAACCTATAAGATTAGAAGATTGAACCCAAGTAGATCCATTGTTAACCATTAACTGATTATGAGATGAATTGTCATACCATAAATTGCTTCCAGTAGATGTAGGTGCAGTAGCTTGAACTGGAATCGCAAAATTTATATTATTAATAGCAGTTGAAATCGCAGAATTTACTGTATTAGGATCATAAACATTTAACCAAGCACCGTTAGTAAATACACTCAACACGTTAGTTGAATTGTTTAACCAAAGTTTTCCTTCAGTAGGATTTACCGGTGCAACACTACTTACAAAACATCCTAGATCAGACACCACAATCCAAGAACCATTATGAAATACCTTCAAGATTCCAGGGTTAGTATTTGTATCATACCATAAACGCCCTTCAATAGCAGGTACAGGTGGAACGATCCCTGCAGTGCTACCAACTTCAGATCCGCTTAAAATGATCTTAGCCCAAGCACCACTTAACGTAAACACTTTTAGTTCACCAGGAGAAGCTGATGTATCATACCAAACTTGGCCGTATGTAGGATTTCCGGGTGGTGTTGAATTCGCAAAATTCTCTAATAAAGCCATTAAATCTTCTTGAAGAGGTTCACCCCAGTTCGGTGCAGCTCTTGAAATAAGCGTCAATGAAGTTGACGTGGTATCTATGGTACCATCTTGCAACGTGATTACCGGTTTAAGGGTTGAACTACTCCAATTTAATACATATGCCATTCTATATTCTCCAATTTATCTTTTAACCGCAGTTGTAAGAGCTTTTATTTCATAATTGAGAGCTTTAGGTTCAACGCTTGCTTGTCCAAGGTCATAATCACTGATCACGTCATCTGAAACATTTTCAAATACAAAAGTTCCTTTGTTGCCGACCTTAATGATTTCTACCATTTTAAACTTTCTGACTTTCAAGTACGCAGCCAAAACGATATCTGATGTCTGTAATTCCATAATTCCTCTTCCTATTTATTAGGATACGCTAATTGTTAAAGTGTAAGTAAACAAGAATGCTCGATTAGCGGTCTTTTCATAAGGGCTAAATATAATGTGAGTCAATAGAAGATCGTCAAATGATTTTAATCCAATCTCATCAAACACGTATGGAGCATCTGGGTTAGTAGTTATATTATCAGCAGCTGCTTGTCCAGCAGGTTCATTAGCATTCAATTGAGCTGTAATAGTGATAACTGAAGTTATAGCTGGATCAGGAGAAGGACTTGACACTACAGAATTTGTAGGAGGAGTACCTACTGATTGATCATCAACTTGTACAAAATAGGTTTCATTGTATAATGTAGCAGCACCTGTTGTATTCGGTGGACGATATACAATTTGATTGCTTGAATTAAAAAATGTACCACCGTTCCCAAAACAAAGCTTAAAGATTCCACCATTTTCATCTCTAGACAAAGCTCTCGCAATGATCAACGCCATGTTCTGAGGGTGAATTGCATTATACTTGTTTATAATGACTTCACCTGTGTCAATATCTTGACACTTTAAGTGTCCTTTAACCGCAATATTAAACTTTTCATTCATCTGATATTATCCTACTAAATTTTAAGTATTTATAAAATGATTGTCATGCTAGCTCAATCATGATTGAAAGAGGACTACTTAATGTTACAACTACGCGATTATCTTCTATCAACAGAGCAAATGGATCAAAAGGAATTCCGTCAAATAACACAGTGGCTTTTGTGATCGGTGCTCCCTCACGATAGACTACAAGCTCATGAACGTCAATCGGTTCTTGATACAAATTTGAGTCTGGATGAAGCACAACATTGTGAACGGTCTTAACATTACCTGTATCTTGAAAGTACATCGTAAAATACATGTCGTCAATGATACAAGAATACAAACCTCTTACGTCAAATAAAGAACTATTTGTGTCTTTCGGGTACGTGTCATACAAGTGTTCATCATAAAAATCTCTAACAGAAAGATTATTGCACACAGGATTAAATAATTTTATGTCATAGATGATGTCATCATATGATAAATTAATCCAAGAAACTAAAGGGTTGATCGGATAAAAATCAAGCTCTCGATTAACAATTGCAGTTGTAGGTAGTGCTGAGACGACAGTTCTGTTTGGATCACTCAAATCAACCTTACAAAATTGCCCTCGATACGCAATTGAGTTAGTACAAATTCCGTCTTCAAGCTTTATCAAGTCAGTAAACTTAATTTCTTCATGAATACTTGTACCTACCCATTGATTATATTGACCTTCTTGATCAATCCTCAATTCAACATATGTCCAACGCGGAGGAGGAGTATCTAACTCAAATGTATAATATTCTTGTTCACCGATTAAAGTTTGTTTTAAATTTCTCTTAACAGTTCCTAATGTTTTATACTTTACAGGGTGGTGTAATAAATCATCCACAAAACCATGTTCTTTAATAATGCTTAAATTTGAGAAAAATTCTGAAGCATCACTAGAGCTTGCAATGTCAGTTCCAAAAGAAAGAAGATTAAATGAAAAGTAGCTATTTTCATCTTGTTCAATCTGATAAGAAGTCCAACTACG